ATATTCATCCTGGTCTTCATAGAAGAATGGGCGATAAACCTTGACAATATTTCCAGAGGCTCGTGTGTTGAGTGCGATAACACCAGGCGGGAATGCCTGCGGATTCAACTGAGACAAATCGACAGGTTCGACCCAGTCCGAAAGTAAGAGATCGGCTGTTGCTGTGCTTTGAGGATTCGCACCTCCAGCCAGCCATGGGCCGGTGGGGCCGGAATCCTGACGAAGATCGCCGAAAACAATACCAAGAGGAGAACTCTGGTCGGTATTGTCGATCAGTCTCCATTGTCCAGCCAAGTATCTATAAATGCGCGGGAACTTCACTTGATCGTCAGTACGAATCCAGAGATCATGATCCTCCAAAGGAGTACCATCTGATTGTTCAGTCGGCTCCGAAGAAGAAAATATGGGGCCGGCTGGGTCTGTCAGTGGATATGCGTTGCGATATCCTCTCCATCGCGTTCCATCGTTGACCATAAAATCTGCATAAAAGCGCGGGTCGAACCAGAGAGTTCCCTCCGCCGGTGTGGAAGTCGGTGTTTCCTTAGAAGCTACATAAACAAGATTTGACCAAGCGCCGGCGTTGGGGTCCCAGCGGCGAATGACATGTGAAGCAACCGGATTGCTTGGAGTTCCGCCGACATTAAAACGAACATAAAGAGAATTTCCGTTTTTGTTGGCGCCATAAAAAGCATCTGCCGCCGCATCGTCCGCAAAAAATGGAGCAGCATATTGCACCCACTGATTTTGAGAAACATTGAAGCGACGAAGAACAAAGCGCGCGCCTTGGGCCGGTTCAGTTGTCTTAATCCAAAGATTTCCCTGAGAAGTATTTGCTGGCACTTGCGTATGGGTTCCGTAGAACAACTTTGTTCCAAGCGCCTGGGCAGGAAGTCCCAGCGCCGTCAAGACTCCGGGAGAACCAGAAAGAACAATGTCCTCGCCTAATGTATTTGTCAAAACCAACCGAAGGCCACCGGGACCTCCCGCAGAAGCGGTTATGCCGGGAACAGCTGCAGCATTAATCTGCAAAACAATTTCATTCAAGTTGGCTTGGGTTGGGGAGCCAACAAAAGTTATAACTTGCGAGTTGATGGTTAGGGTATCTCCGTCATTCACCAGTGGCGAAGAAACTGTTCCGGTAACAACTACCGGACGAGCGGCCTTCCATGCTGCGCTTCCAATATGATACCACTGACCAGCAATCTTTTCAAAATAGCGATTCTGATCATTTTGGACAACAACCGCGATTTCGCCATTATTGCCAAAAGAATTCAATGGCGCAAAAAGTGGTCCTGGGCCGACCTGAGAATTAAGCGGAAAACGCACCGAAACAGGTTGCCAGGCAAGGCCTGGAATAGAATTCCCGTTTGAGCGAAAAACACCGAAACGAGACGAAGAATATTCAAACCACCAGGTTCCATTGGCCGGTGGTCCAGCTGGAGGCTGTTCCCTCGGTTCCAGCTGCCCAAGATCAATGTCTGCGCGGACAATATAAACGCGGTTTGCTTGCCCAAGATAGCTGTAAGCGGCAAACAAACCATGCTCGCTGGTTTCATCTGCCTGTATAACGTTTCCGTTGGAGGTTGGAAACACCGGAAGCCCAAATGTGTTGATAAGTTCGCGAACAGACGTGATCATGTAGAGACGACCGGCGTTTTCTTTCAACGTTCCCAGCGCGACAGCGCCAGACTGTTGCGTCTTATTTTCGCGGGTTGCGATAACTAAAAGAGGAACGGTTCCGGGCGCGGAGGCTGACCCAAAAGATTCATCCGTAATTGTTACTTGTACGCCAGGAGATACTAATGCCATTTTTAAAAACTCCTACAGAAGATCTACTAGAACATATTTAGGATCCATTCTAAGAAAATAGTCTTTTCAAACATTAACCAACAACAATAAATGGTGGTTGAGATCCATCCACGTACATATCTAAATCATTTTCTAATTTTTCCATCTCTTCTTTAGCTTCTGCCTTCAATGCATCGCCATTCAAAGTAATTCCACCTTGCGGACCTGGAAGGGAAGCAAATTTAGAATATTTTGTTCCAAGCATCATTTTGGCTTCTGCAAGCGCATAATTTTGCAGCCAAGGGCGCATGTCATAATCAGAAAGAAGCTGGCGTTCAAATTTATAAAAAGAACACTTCAAAAGAACAATTTCGTTTCCTTTTATGTTTCTAACTATAGTAATTCTTCGCGTAGATCTGTCAAAGTGATAAATCAAGTTTCCCCCAAACATACGCATAACTTCTCCAATGTATCCAGAAAAGATTTCGTATGTTGTCAATCCTCCTGGATTATTCATCTGAAGAAGATATATATTTGTAAAGGCCACATCGAATGGATCAAGCGTTGGGCCACCAGATCCAAAACTCCCATACACGAAAGATTGAACGGAGCCAACCCCCCTGCGGTATGCGCCATCAACAGAAACGATTTCTTTCGGCAAAATATAAGAAGACTCTCCCGCTTCCATTTGAAGAAAAAAATATCCAACAGAAGTGGCATTTTGTGCACGCTGACGATATTTTTGCAAGGCACGATCTATACAAAGATCTAGCTCAGCATTATTGAGGTGAACGTTCAGATCTTCTCCTCCAAGGAGCATTCTGATTTCGGCTTTCATGCGGTCGCGTTCAGTCATATCAGAACCGGAAACGCGCTCGCCCATCCTAAATTCTATAGCATCATCATTCATTTATAATCCCTGCCCGCTTTATTTTATTTATTTGCATGTCATTTAAGTCATAAAATCTAAATCCTCGTAAAGATTCTAAAATCTCTTTTAGGCGGGGGTGAAGAGGCCTTGGAGGGTATTCTGCATACGCCCAAGAGAATCCAATAGATTCTTTGTTAAGTATTGGAATGAATTCGTTTTCTACCACCAAAATAATTGTATCGAAACAAAACCTGCCGTCATCAGAAACAAAATGTTTTATCTTACCAGAAAATACAATCGGGGGCAATTCACCAATTTCTTCGGAAATTTCTCGAATCAATGCGTCTTTTAGACTTTCGTTAAAATTTGCCTTCCCCCCAACAATTCCCCAGTGAAGAGGATATGAAGATCGCTCGGAACGCTGAACAAATAAAAGTCGATGCGTGTTTCTAGCATAAACAAGGGCACCAACTGCTCGAAGCTGTCTTTTCAGATGTTGATGAGTTCCCATTCTCCTGGCCCATAAAACATTGCGTATAAATGGCGCCAACCATCTATACTAAAAATATAGGGTTCTCCATCATCCTCATTGATGAGAATATGGCCCAGAAGCGTCTCATCACCATATTGCGATACAAACCACCCCGAGGTTCCAAGTTCTAAAATGCTACCCGGTGGAAAAGACAAACTGCCCCAGGCAGCTGCCCCTTCTGGTATCATTGTTGAAGAAATCAATCTTGTACCTATAGGATAATTTGGAAAATTATCCATTTCAGGATAATGAACACGGCCGTCTATTATTTTCAAAACTGGCGGCAAGGTTGGCGTCGGAAAATTTTCTTGGTCTGGAACAAAGGATAGAATATTCGGGCTGCCTGGTACGGGGCTAACTCTGCCTTCTATAGTCAAATTAGAATGGGGGCGAACGCGCAAACGACTCTCTGAATTCAAGTTTCCTGGGTACGTTTCTAAAACAGAAGCCCAAGAAAATGGCTCGTTTTGCGAGTTCGTAAGAACATTAAACGGACTAACAAGTGTCACCTGTCTTGGTGCGAGGCGAATACCCATGGTCGAAACAGAGACAGAATTTTGGACGCGCTCGGCGTTGTCCCAAAACATTTCGTTGTAGACATCAGAAAAATCATTTTTTACATGGGCATTGATCAACGCAGTCCTTATAAAGTTCTGGCGTTCGACCAGTGCCGGTGGATTGATCCATGCTTGCACCAAAAAACGAAGAGTGGTTATTTCATATGATTCCTCTGGACCCATTTCCACTGCGCGTTCGAACAGCGTAATGTCTTCTTCCATAGTCATAAACAACTGAGAAGTCCAGTCTAGAGGATTTTCTGTCAATTGAAGATCAAAAGAAGGATTAAAAAGTGGCAAAATCTGCTCAAGAATTTGAAATTTTGTATCAACATTACTAGTAGCAATTTGAACCACGTATGTCAAATCTACTGGTATTGGTGATATGCGCTGTATTGCAATTCGATTTCCACGAGAAACTTCATACATGCCTGTTTCAGGATTAAATCTCTTTTCAGAAACCTGAATTGTTTGAACATGGCGCGGAGACATAGTTCTGTCTCGGGCAAACCGCATGGCAGAATCCAAGTAGACCGAAATCAAAGGAAGAGGCAAAGTCGTGTTTTGGCTGTTATATTTTTTTAGGGCTGCCACCAGTCTGGATTGCCTTCCTTCGACGACGGGAACCTTTCGAAAATAAGGAACTCCATCTTCGCCAATCTCTCGAACTTCAAAAAACGAAAAAACGCGACGAACTTGTCCGGAGATTCTGGCTATTTGGCCATCATAAAAATGTTGAAGGGATTTTCTCAAAAAATTTCTCCAAAAATTTAAAAATTTACAAATATATTTAGATTCAAATTGGTACCCGCAGTTTTGTAAATAAGATCAATCTGGAGAACATATTCATGGCTTATTCAATTTTCAGCGCTTCAAATCCTCTTGTTCCGGTAATTCAGATACCGGACAACGTCGTGGATCAATCAACATCATTAAAATTAATAGGTCGAACAAAAGTTGACTACGGTCAACTTGAACAACAAGACAAATATTATCTTCTAGAAAATTTCGCAAGCGCAAATCCACCAAACAACCCTGTAAGAGGGCAGCTTTGGTATGATTTAACGCGTCAAACTATACGCGTGTACGATGGAAGTAACTGGCGCACCATTCGAGCTGGAGCGTTTGTGTCGCCAACCCCCCCGGTTTCTCCCGATCAAGGCTTAATTTGGTTCAACAGTGATCCGAGAGTCAAAAAGTTTTTCGTGTGGGATGGTTCTGGCTGGGTCGCAATAGGGCCGCCGGCGCCGCAAGATGTCTTCCAACAAGAATTTATGACAGGGGTTATTACTACCGCAAACACAGACACAGAAATATTTATTGGCGGCCAGGTCGGAGCGCGCCTTGAAATTCCAGAAGATATAACTTGGGCGTTCAAAGCAACTGTTGTCGGAAGGACTACTAACGCGAGCGTTGGTCCATTTTTAAATTCTCACCATAAATTTGAAGGAACCATTTATCGTAACGGTTCTGGAACTCCACAAAGCGTTGGCCTGAATACAACAGTTTATCGTCACGGGGGCGATTCCCTTCCAGATGGAAGTAATCCCTACGGATATATCTTGCCTAGATTCGTCATTGACGTTCCTTCTAACACGCTTCGCTTATATGTTCAATCAAGACGAAGTGGCGGAGATGTTTTTCAAGACAAAATCAATGCAGTAATCGAGATAGTAAAGGTTTAAGGAGAAAAAAATGTTTCATTTTGTGGCAGATCCGAGAGGAAACATCTACAGAATCTCCGCTGGAGTTCCATTTGAAGTCGATACTAGAAGCAGCAACATACCACCATCTTATACTGGCCCAGGAAATGCGGTTTTCATGTTTGACATATCTGGTGGGCTTTGCTTGCCGGCAGGAAACATAGCACAGAGACCGCCTTCACCGCCCATCGGAACTTTACGTATGAACACCGACCCATCGCGAACGCCAGCGCCAGAAATATTCGACGGATCTCAATGGCGGTCTGTTATAACAAGTAACACAGACAGCAGCCTGGTCTATGCAATAATATTTGGATCATAAATAGAAAATTGGAGTGTCATTATGGCAAACATTTTCACAAATCATAAACTACAGGCCTCAACAAGCCTTCAACCCCTATGCAGCGTTTCTGGTCCGCCTGGGACCAGCGCGCTGGTAAATACACTTCTTTTTGCAAACAAAACTG